CGCTCCCTCACGCGCGCGCTCACGGGTTAGAGGAAACGCGGGGGAACAGGTAGAATCGCCCTCATGAGTGGCCCTCCCCCGAAGCCGACCGCCCAACTCCGTCTCGCAGGCTCATGGCGCGCCGCCAAACGCCGCAAGGAGCCCGCCGTAGCCCTTGGCGTGCCTGACCCGCCCGAGTGGCTATCCGATGACGCGAAGGCGGCGTGGGGCGAACTGGCGACCGTCCTTGCCCCTATGCGGGTCGTGTCTCCAACCGATGCGCTGTCGCTCGCGCAACTCGCGGAGTACCTGTCTCGGTGGAAGAGGGCGACCGCTGCGCTCGCGAAGTACGGCGAGGTCATCCCGACCAAGGATGACGCGGGCAGGGTGACGGGCTTCAGGCGATCGCCCTATGTCGCGATGCAGATCGAGTACGGGCTGATGCTGCGCCGACTGATGTCGGAGTTTGGCATGACGCCATCGGCGCGCTCGCGCCTGACGGAGACGAATGACCAAGCGAACACGGAAGCCCTCTTCTCGCGCAAGTACAAAGCGGGATGAGTGGAGCGCGCAGGCTTTCAACAGCCTGCCACAGTATGACGCGATCGCAACCGCAGGAAGCGCTGTGTGGTGCAAGGACTCTGCGCGCCATGCGGTCGAGTTCATCGAGCGGCTGTGCCGCTACACCGAAGGACAGTGGGCGGGCAAGCCGTTCGTCCTCCTGCCGTGGCAGCGCGCGCTAGTCGGGAACCTGTACGGGTGGATGCGACCTGATGGCACTCGACGCTACAGGCAGGCCCATGTCCTGATCCCGCGCAAGGCAGGCAAGACGGAACTTGCGGCTGCGCTCGCTCTCTATCACCTCCTTGCTGATGACGAGCAGACGCCCGAGGTACTCGGCATCGCGCGCGACCGCAGTCAGGCAAAGTTATGCTTGGGCCGAGCGTGCCGCATGGCAGAAGCCGAGCCGCTCCTCGCAAGCCGCACGGAGTCCTACACGAACAGGCTGGTGTCGCCGCAGACATATGGGGCTTACAAGGTTCTCTCTGCTGACGCTCCGTCTGCTCACGGCCTCAACGCAAGCGCGGCGATCGCAGACGAGATTCACGCGATGGAGAACAGGCGCGACCTGTGGGAAGCGGTGATGACCTCGATGGGCGCGCGTCGACAGCCGCTGATGGTGTCGATCACGACAGCAGGGCATCTCCGAGAGTCCCTTGAACACGACCTCTTCCAGTACGCGCAGCGCGTCTGCGAGAGAACGATTGAGAATCCCGCGTTCCTGCCCTGCCTCCACTACGCGCCCGCGGATTCTCCGTGGGATGCAGAGGAGACTTGGCGCCTTGCAAACCCATCGCTCGGTCACACGACGAACATCGAGTGGTACCGCGAGGAGGCGAAGCGCGCACACGATCAGCCGTCCTATGAAACTCCGTTCCGCACTTACTACCTGTGCCAGCACATCACATCAGCGGAAAGATGGATCAGGATGGCGGATTGGGAGCAGTGCCGCGAGGACATCGACATCGATCGCCTCAACGGTCTTCCGTGCTATCTCGGGATCGACCTCGCGCAGACCACAGACCTGTCGAGCATCAGCGCCGTGTGGGTTGACGGCGATCGCTTGATCGTGCGCAACTGGAACTACGCGCCCGAGGTCGGCGCGAACATCCGAGCAAAGCGGGACGGCGTTCCGTATCTCGAATGGTCGAGGCGTGGATGGCTCACCATCACGAACGGCGACACGACAGACTACTCGTTCATCATGCGACAGGTCGAGGAACTTGCGGCGAAGTTCAGGGTGCGGCTGATCGCCTATGACCCGTACAACGCGCAGAACCTTGCGCACGATCTTGAGTCGAAGGGCTTGCCTGTCATCCGTGTCCCGCAGTCCTACTTGAACCTGTCGACCCCCACACGGATGTGGGAACGCGCTGTCGCTGGGAAGAAGTTGAGTCACGACGGCAATCCCGTGCTAACTTGGGCGATGTCGAACACCGTTGTCGATAGGGATGCAAGCGACAACCCGCGCCCGTCAAAGCGCAGGTCGGTCGAGCGCATCGACCCCGTTGTCGCAGCGATCATCGCCGTTGCCGCGAGTCTTCACGATGAAGCGAAGGGCGCGAGCGTGTACGAAGAGCGAGGACTGATATGGCTCTGACCGATCTCATCAAGCGCGCCTTCAAGTCCACGCAGCCAGCAGGGCAGCCGCCGTCGAGCGGCGTGCAGGTGTACACGGGAACGGTCGCCGACACGGGCCAGCACATCACGCCGATCGCCGCGCTGTCCTGCGTGACCGTCAATGCCTGCGTGCAGGCGATCGCGACTGAACTGGCGAAGTTGCCGTGGTCGGTCTTCAGCGATTCAAGCGATGGGCGGTCTGTGCTGAAGGCGCATCCCGTCCATCACCTCATCAGGCACGAAGCCAACTCGGAGATGTCCGCGCTGTCGTGGCGCGAGTTGATGCTGACCAGCGCGTGCCTTACGGGCAACGGCTTCTCCTACATCGAGCGCGGGCCTGACGGTCGCCCGATCGGTCTGTACTACCTGCGGTCTGACTGCATGGAGGTCACGAAGTTGCCCACGGGCGAGGTCGTGTACATCTACAGCGGAGGGACGGACGCGAGCGGCAAGGCTGTCTTCTCGTCATTCGACATCTTCCACCTCATGTGGATGTCGCCAGATGGGCTGCTCGGCTACTCGCCCATCAGCCTCGCGCGTCAGGCGATCGGACTTGCGCTCGCGTCCGAAGCGTTCGGAGCATCGTACTGGCGCAACGCATCTCGACCGAGCGGCATCCTCTCGACGGAGTCGCAGTTGTCGCCCGAGGCGATCCAGCGGATGCGCGAGTCATGGGAGCAGCGGATGCGCGGCGTGCAGAGCGCGGGCGCGATCGCGGTGCTTGAGAACGGACTGAAGTATCAGCAGATCAGCCTGTCGCCCGAGGACTCGCAGTGGCTTGAAGGTCGCGCGTTCCAGCGCGAGGAGATATGCGCGATGTATCGCGTGCCTCCATCGGTCATCGGAGTCGGCGACAAGCAGTCGTATGCAAGCGCGGAGCAGGCGAACCGCGAGTGGGTGACCAACTGCCTGTCCTCATGGGCGGCGCGGCTTGAGTCGGAGGCGCAGCGCAAGTTGATCCGCAAGGGCGAAGAGGTTAGCACGGAGATCAGTTTCGATGCGATGCTTCGCGCCGACCTGATGACCCGCTACCGCGCATTCAGCATCGCGCGTCAGTTTGGCTTCATGTCGGTCAACGAGATCAGGGCAGAGATCGGACGCAACGCGATCGGCGCGGATGGCGATGTCTACCTGCAGCCCGCGAACATGGTGCCGACCTCAAACGCCTTCGGAGGCGAGAACCTCGCGCCCGATCAAGGCAGCAAGAAAGACCTGATTGGAGGCGATGTCGATGCCGTTCCCGATGAGGAGCGCGCCCGCACCCTCGATGAGATCGACCTGCGACCGACAGAGTCGATGGCATCGAACGCGCAGCGCGGGCTCGACCTTCGCAAGGAGTTCAAGCGAGGCGGTACGCCTGTCGGCGTGGCGAGAGCGCGTGACATCGCGAACAGGACGCGACTGTCGCCCGACACAGTCGGTCGCATGGTGTCCTACTTCGCTCGGCATGAGGTTGACAAGAAGGGCAAGGGCTTCAAGGCTGGGCAGGACGGCTATCCGTCCGCAGGCTTGATCGCGTGGCTGTTGTGGGGAGGCGATTCGGGGAAGTCGTGGGCTGATGCGAAGTGGGCAGCAATCAAGCGCGCGCGTGGTGAGGCATGATGCAAAGTCATCGCAGCATCGGTAGAGTCCCTGACATGACCGAAGTTCGCACATCCACCATCGCGCTCGCGATCGAGGAGCGCGCCGAAGGCGCGCCCAGCGCGCTCGTCGGCTATGCGGCGACATTCGACCAGCCGTATCCCGTCGATGTCGTGCAGGAGTCGATCGATCGCCGCGCGTTCGATCGAACGCTGCGCGAGCAGCCCGATGTCTTCGCGCTCATGGGGCATGACATGGGGCGAGTGATCGCGCGCACGAAGAACGGCACGCTTCGCCTTGCACCCGATGAGCGCGGGCTGCGAGTCGAGATCACGCCTGTGGACACGCAGGAGAGTCGCGATGCGTTCTCGCTCGTCCGCAGCGGCACGATCGATGCGATGTCCTTCGGCTTCCGCGTGACCAAGCAACAGTACGAGAATCGATCGGGCGAGGTGCATCGGCGCATCCTCGATGTCGATCTATTCGAGGTGTCGCTGGTCGCGTTCCCCGCAAACCCAGCAGCGACGCTTTCGCTGCGCGACAAGGAACTGGCTGCGGCGGCGCGCGTGATCGCCGTGCCGTTCCTCCCGCCGCGTCCGATCGCATAAGGACACACGATGCCACTGACCACAGTCTCACTACCGTCAGGCGTGCCGACAGGCGCTGGAACAGAGGCCGATCCGTTCGTGTGGACAGGTCGTGTCGCTGAAACATTCAGCAACGCCGTCTACGCAAAGGCTTTCGACAACTACCTGCTGTCGCGCGTGACCAGACTGCCCGCAGCAAGCGCGTTCAACCTGCGCAGGATCACTGCCTATGAGGCTGGTGCTGGCGCTGCGGAAGGCGCGACCACGACAGAGACGCAGATCAGTGGCGCTGTCGAGCGCAGCCTGCTTACTACATACCGCGCGCAGCAGACGATCAGCGCAGAACTCCTCGCGGACAGTGATGCGATGCAGGTCGTGGGCAATCTTCTCGCGCTTGAACTTGCCGAGAAGGTATCCGCGGCGTGCGCGGACGCTGTCGAGGCGGCATCATGGGATGCTACTGCTGCCGCTGGAGCAGGCGCATACAGGGACAATGTGATCACTGGCGGCATCACTGCAGGCGTTCCGACGATCCAGACCTTGAGCGCGCTTGTCTTCGGCACTTCTTCAGTCTTGAACGGGTATGCCGCTGGCAATCGCTTCACGATGGATCAGCGGAGCAGGCTCTGCATGATGATGAGCGGAGACACTCTCACGGAGTTCGTCCGCACTGCAGTCACTGGAAACATCGCTGGCATTCTGTCGAGCGACGATGGCGTGGTCAGTTTCCTTGGCGTTCCGATCTGCACCACGGTCGGGATGCACGCGAACGCAACCGCCACGAAGGGCGGGCTCCATGTGGCTTGCGTCGATCCAGCGAACATCATCCTTGCGGAGCAGCCGATGGTGCTTGCCGTTGACACGGAAGCCCTCGCAGCAAACAATCAAGTGATGATGGTCGCGATGTATCGCGCCGCAGCCTTCCTCTCGATCAGAACAAACGCCACGGGGCTGACACTCCGAACCATGGCATGACACACAACGCAAAGGAACAACATGACCATCCGTGAGATCACCGAAGAGATCGGCGCGCTCTATGAGCGCATGAAGTCTGCAGTCGAGGGCGCGACCGCCAAGGGCGAGCCCATGAGCGGCGAGGACAAGGAGCAGTACGCGAAGAACAGCGCGCGCATGAACGCGCTGATCGAACTGCGCGACCAGCACTACGCGCTCCTCGACGCGCAGAGCAAGGCGCAGAGCGTCCGCGATGGTCACAAGGCCGCGATCCTTGAGGCTCGCAACCTCTCGCCCGCAGCGGAGCGCAAGGCGAGCAAGACGCTCGACAGCGACGAGTACCGCGCGGCGTTCGTTCGCTACCTGTCCGTGGGCATGAAGGACTTGAGCGAGTCCGAGCAGCGCGCGATGACCGAAGGCACGGACGCTGACGGCGGCTTCCTGCCCAGCACCGACTTCTACGCGACTCTCATCGAGAAGCGTCTGCTTGCGAACGCGATCCGCGGCATCGCCAATGTCATGCCGCTCGGCACCTTCAAGACCGATGTCGTGATCGAGTCGGGCTACGGCACCGCGGCTTATGTCGCGGAAGGCAATGCGGTCAACGAGTCGAGCCCCACCTTCAGCAACCTGATCCTGAAGCCGTACACCATGCGGTACTTCACGAAGGTCAGCAACGAACTGATCGCTGACGCACCTTCGCGCGGCCCTGCGTTCAGCATCGAGTCCATCCTTGCGCGGCAGATCGGCAAGGTCATGGGCGAGAAGGAAGAGGCTACCTTCGCAGAAGGCGATGGCAGCGCGAAGCCGAAGGGCATCTTTGCCTACGCTGCCGCTGGCACTCGCGTCACCACTGCGACCTCGCAGGTTGTCGCCTATGCCGATCTCATCAAGACGGTCTACGCGCTGCCGCGCCAGTACCGCGCGAACGCGCGCTGGGTGATGACCGACAGCGTGTTCGCGAAGTTGCGCGAACTGCTGATGGTGTCCAACACGACCGTGGGAACTCCGACGAACACCATCGTCTCGGCATACGCGCCGCTCGGCTGGTCGATGGGCGATGGTCGCTATCAGGACGGCGAGCCCGACCGTCTGCTCGGCTACCCCGTGACCTGCATCGCGCAGGGGCCTGCGTATCCGACTTCGGGCGCGAAGGATGTCGCGGTGTTCGGCGACTTCGGCTACTACCACATCGGTGATCGCGAGTCGGTCAGCATCAAGGTCGCTCGCGAGACTTTCCTTGCGAACAACCAGACGGGCTACTTCGCGTTCGCCCGTCACGATGGTCAGGTGAGCCTGACCGATGCGTTCCGCTACCTGCAGATCAAGGCGTGACCTCTTCTCCCTTGGCTGGCTGGCGTGCAAGTCCGCATCCTTGCACGCCAGCCTAGCCGAGCCGTCATCGAGAACAGGCGGTGCTGGGTCGATGACTGCCCCGCTTGCTCCCTCTGCAGCCTCGAAAGGGGCTGCAGGGGCTTCCATGAGAATCAAACTGACCGCCTATGTCTCGACCTGCGAAGGTCGGTTCAATGCAGGCGACGAGATCGATGCATCGGAGCCGTTGGCTCGATCGCTGATCGAGTCGGGCAACGCCGTTGAGATCGAATCGGCTGCGGTCGATCCCCGTGAAAGGACGGCTGTCCGATGTATCGACGCAAGCCCACGCCCCGATGGTCGCAGTCAACCGCTCCCGCCTTCGAGCCCTTGACGCTTGCAGAGGCGAAGGCGCACCTGCGCGTCGATGTCTCGGACGAAGACAACCTGATCACCGCGCTGATTACTGCGGCTCGCGTCTATGTCGAAGGGCGCACAGGTCGCATCCTTCCGCAGCGCACCTTTACGGTTGAACTCGACGGCTTCCCGATCAACGGCGAGGACATCGTGTTGCCGTTCGCTCCTGTGTCCGCGATTGCTTCGGTGTCATACTTTGACACGACAGGCGCGGCGCAATCGATGACCGTGTCCACGCACTACCGCACCGCGCTCGGTCTGCATCTGCCGCGCCTGCGCCTTCCAGTGACCGCGACCGAATGGCCTGACACGGCGAATGTGTCGGATGCGGTTTCGATCTCCTTGACCGCTGGATACTCGGGAAGCAACTCCGTCCCCGAGACGATCAAGCAGGCGATGCGGCTTCTTGTCGGTCACTGGTTTGAGAACCGCGAGGCGGTCGTGACAGGCACGATCTCCACGCCCGTGCAGATGACCGTCGATTCGCTGTGCGGCATCATGCACACTGGCGAGGTGATGCTGTGAAGGCTGGCGAACTGCGTCACCGCGTCCGCATCCTCGCGCCGACATCGACCAGCGACACCTACGGCCAGCAGACCGAGACATTCGCGACAGTCGGCTATCGATGGGCGAAGGTCGAGGAGATGCCGACAGGCGAAACGCAGATCGATGATGGAGTGGAGTACAAGCGCAGGATCAAGGCGACCGTCCGCGCGCTCGGCACCAAGATCATCAGCCAGCGATCCAAGATCGAGTATGGCGGCACGCAGTTCAATGTGGTGAGCGTTGCCGATCCTCGCGGCGAAGGACAGATGCTTGAGGTTGTCGCGGAGAGGGCTGACTGATGGCGCGCAACAGAATCAGCACTGGAATCATCAGCGTCAATGTCACTGGCACGGAGCGCGTGCAGGAGAACATGGCGCGCTTCGCGAAGCGCACGCAGGAGGCTCTGTTCGTCCGCGCCATTCAGCCTTCGCTGAAGATCATCCAAGAAGCCGCGAAGCGCAACCTCGCCGCCGTGCCGAGCAAGTCGGGCGGCTCGACGCGAACCAAAGAGGCGATCGCAAGCAGGCTCTCGATCAAGTTGCAGCGGGCGCAGGGTAGCCGCTACTTCAGCAAGGGACGGCTCGCCGTGTTCTATGGGCGACCGCGCGGTGCTGCGCCACGGCAGGAAGCGGGCAAGGCACAGCCTCTTTGGGTTCGCGCATCGCTCGCGCACCTGATCGAGTACGGCTACAAACTCACGCACTTCTTTGGGCGCAAGATTCGCGCGCGAAGGATTCCCGAGCGTCCATTCATGCGCCCTGCGTTCGAGTCCAACAAGGCGGCGGCAGAGCGCAAGTTCCTCTCTGTGCTGCGCCGAGAGATCGGGAGCGTCAAGCCATGAGCCTACAAGCCGCGATCAGAACGCGCCTCCTGTCGCAGTCGGGAGTGACCTCGCTGGTCGGGCAGCGCGTCTATCCCGAGGCACGGGCGCAGGACAGCGCGCTGCCTTCGGTCGTGTACAGCATCAACAACGAGCAATCGCTTGCGCTGCTGTCATCGCCCGCAGGCTCTTGGAAAGCCGATGTCGAGATCGTCGCCGTGGCTGCGACGAAGGCAGACAGCGATGCGGTCGCGGCTGCGGTGATCAAGGCGCTGGACGGCTTCGTTGGGACGCTCTCTTCCACCGACATCCAGCACTGCATACACTCGCGATCTGTCACGGCGTACAACGCGCCGATGGCGGGCGAGTCCATCGGGACATTCCTCCACACGACTGTCTTCAGCACAATGCACAAGGGCTAGCGCATGGCAATCTCCTCATACAACACGCAGTTCCTCACCACCTCGGCTCCGCGCGGTGAACTCCTGCTGATCGGAGAGGTGACGGCCATCTCCTTTAGCGGCATCGGAGCAGCAGAGATCGATGTCACGCAGTTGTCCGACACCACCAAGAAGTATGTGCTCGGCACTGCTGACGGCGGCACAGTCGAGGTGTCGTGCAACATGACGAACGCCGTGCCGACCTTGCCGACCAGCGGCGATGCCGTTCCCGAGAACTTCATCCTTGCGTTCGGCGGCACGACCGCTGGCCTCCCGCGCGCGACCTTCACTGCGTACATCGCTGGCGTCTCGTTCGAGGCGAGCGTTGATCAGCAGGTCACCACGACCTACACGCTCCGACTCACTGGCGCGATCACGATGGGAACGAATCCCTGACCTCAAGGAAGGCACACCGACATGGCAATCTCCTCATACGCATCGCAGTTCACCACGGGCGCAGGATCGATCATCGGAGAGATCACGGCGATCTCCTTCAGTGGCATCACCGCAGCAGAGATCGATGTTACGCAGTTGTCCGACACTACCAAGAAGTATGTGCTCGGCACTGCTGACGGCGGCACAATCGAGGTGTCCTGCAACACGACGAACGCAGTCATCGCGCTGCCGACGAGCGGCAACGCGAGCCCGACTTCGTTCGTGATCCGATTCGGCCCGCAGGGAACGGTCAGCACGCCGTCCGTCCTCGCGACCTTCACGGCTTACATCAGCAACACCTCCGTGGAGGCGAGCGTGGATCAGCAGGTCACCACGACCTACACGCTTCGACTCACGGGCGCGATCACGATGAGCACCTCCACTACCGTCTGACATCGGAGGCTTCATGTCAGCGGGAGGCGGCGGTGCATTCTCATCTAGAGGCACGCGATTCGTCGCGGGAAGCAGCACACCTGCATCGACCAGTACGCGCGTCTACACCGTCCCGACGATCGAGGCAACCTCTGTTTCCTTTGGCGGCATTGGTGCAGCGGAGATCGATGTCACGAAGTTGTCCGACCAGTGGAAGCAGTTTGTGCTTGGCACGACCGACATCGGCACGATGGAGGTCGGAGGCTTCGTCAAGAACTCGACGGCGATCCCGATCCCATCGAGCGGCAGCGCGACACCGCAGGCGATGTGCCTCATCTTCGGCACGGACGCATCGCGTGGCGTTGGCGACGAGAACGGCAACCTGCGCGTGGATGTATGGGCGTACCTTGTCGGCGTGTCGGTGGAGGCTGCTGTCGATCAGGCCGTGTCGCTCACGCTCACCTTTCGACTCACGGACGGCATATCGGTGTACACGCGCAACGCTGGCGACACGGCATGGGTTCGCATCAGAGAAGTCGGCAGAACCTTTGACGATCTAACGCCCACCTAGTAGATTCCCCGCATGAGCCACACCGACAAGCAGACCATCCTGTCCCTCAAGTCGCGCCTCAAGGTCGAGCCCGTCGAGATCGATGGGCTTGCCGCGCCGATCTTCGTGCGCGGTCTGAACGGTCGCGAGCGCGATGCCTTCGAGAATGCGTGCTTCCAGCAGCGAGGCAAGATGCGAGTGATGACCACGGAGAACATCCGTGCCAAGTTGCTCGTCCGCGCGATCTGCGATCACGAAGGCACGCGCCTCTTCGCTGACGGCGAGGAAGGCGACCTTGGCACAATCCCCGCCGACATCCTCGACAGGCTCTTCACTGTCGCGCAGAAGTTGAGCGGGCTCGGCAGCAACGACATCGAGGACATGACGGGAAACTGAAGCGGGGCGGGTCGCGCCGATTCCTGATGCGGCTCGCCCTCGCGATGCACTGCACGGTCGAGGAACTTCTTGACCGCGTGTCATCGCATGAGTTGTCCGAGTGGCAGGCGTTCGATGCGTGCGAGCCGATCGGCGGCTGGCGCACGGACTACAACTTCGCCATGCTTTGCGCGCTGTTCGCCAACGCGAACAGAAAGAAGGGCGCGCAGCCGTTCAAGACCATCGACTTCATGCCGTTCCTGCCCGACAATGATCCAACGGGCGAGGACAAGGCTCTCGCCATGTTCCAAGCGATGGCGGCAAACGCAGCGAAGGCGAAGGGCTCCTGATGGCGACAGTCGGCAACCTCTTCGTGAATGTCGGAGCATCGACCGCTGGGCTTCAGCGCGGGCTATCCACTGCACAGAAGAAGGTCGAGGGCTTCGGCAAGCAGGCGCAGAGCACGCTCGGCAATCTCGGTCAGGTCATCCCTGACTTTGGAGGCGTGACGGGCGCGCTGTCGGGCGCGCTCGACAGGCTGAGCGCGCTGAAGGACATGGGCGGCGTGTTCACCGCAGGCGTGAAGGCGGCGACGAAGGCGCAGGAGGAACTGACCAAGGCGATCGAGGCGAGCAAGGCCGCAGAGGCTGCGCTTGCGTCTGCGAAGGGCGCGCGCAGGAATGTCGGCATGGCGCGCGCAGACCTCGCCAAGCAGGGAATCAACCCCAACAAGGCATCGCAGGCGTTGTCAATCGTTGACACGACACCGCTGCGCGAGAAGGTCGCGAAGAGCGCGAACGAAGCGGCTGCAGCAGAGCGCGCGCTTTCGGAGGCGCAGGCAAGCGCGTCCGCGCTGACGGCTGCGAAGCACGCAGAGAAACTTGCCGCGATGCGCGACAGCGTCACGAAGGCAAGCGACAAACTCGCGCAGGCAGAGAAGGCGCTGACCGCAGCGCAGTACAGGGCGACCGTATCGAAGGGCGGGCGCGATCCGTTCGGCGGTCGATTCATCGCAGCACAGAGCGCGGCAAAGCAGGCGAAGGCAGAGCGCGATCTTGAGAAGGCGAGCAAGGCGGTCGCAGCAGCGCAGCAGGACAAGGCGAATGCAATGAGCGCTCTGTCCGCGGCTGCGAAGGCTGCTCCTGTCGCGCAGGGGGAGCAGGCGATCCTGAAGGCGACAGAAGCACTGACTGCCGCAAAGCAGAAGCAGATCGCCGCAGAGACTGCGCTTGGCGCGGCACGCAAGCGCAACCAAGAGATCGAGAAGGTGCGCGCGTCACTATCTGCGCGCGGCATCGACACGAAGAACCTTGGCAAGTCGCTGCAACTGACCGACCTGTCGAAGTTCCAGAAGGGTGTCGAGCAAGCAAAGGCAGCGGTCGAAGACAAGGAGAAGGCGCTGAAGGCTGCGACAAGTGGCTTCCGCGCGTTCGGTCTTGTCGGGAAGGGTGCTGCTCTCGCCGTTGTCGCAGTCGCAGTCGCAGCGATCGCCGCTACCGCAGGCCTGCTCTCGCTCGCGAAGGCAGCAGCAAAGCGCATGGATCAACTCAAGGACGAGGCTGCTGCATCGGGCATGAGCGTCGAAGGTCTACAGCGTCTGAAGTTCACCTATCAGGAACTCGGCGTTGCAGAGGGCGTTGCCACGATGGCATCGCAGCGGCTTGCTATCTCGCTTGAAGAAGCAGTTCGCGGTGGAGAAGAGGCGCGCGAGAAGTTTGCGCGCCTTGGCATCGACTACAAGCAGATCGCCTCCATGTCGCCCGATGAGGCTCTGCAGGCAACAATCGAGAAGTTGCGAGGGCTCGGCTCTGCCCGATCGCGTGTCGCCGCGCTCAAGGACTTGTTCGGAAGGCAGGGCATGGGCATGGCCGCAGCGGTCAACGCCACGAACGAGGAACTGGAGAAGGCGCAAGAGCGCGCAAGCAAACTCGTCATCCCGAGCGCGATCGTCAATGACCTCGCGGACACGAATGACTCGGTCGAGGCGATGGGTCAGGCATTCCAGAATGTCACGACTCGGCTCGGCTCGACCTTCTCGCCCGTGCTTCGTGATCTCGCGGACTCGCTGTTTGAGATGATGACCACGGATACTGATGCGCTGATGGGCGGCCTGCAGGCAATCGCTCTTGTGTGCGCGGTCATCTACGATGTGATTGCGCTGGTCGTGAATGCGCTTCGCCTTGTGTGGAACCTAGTCCAAGCCATCGTTGGCATAGTGGGGGCGGCTCTGCTCGCCGCGTTCGCCGCTGTCGCGAAGGTCGTGCAGGCGATCGCATATGCGATCGAGTGGCTAGCGGGATCGAGCCACACGGTCAGCGATGCGATCGGGTCTGCTGCGTCAGGCGCTTGGGCTGTTGCTGCAGAGGCCGCGAAGGGCGCGGGCGAAGACACGCTTGAGGCTTTCCAAGCGGGACTTGATGCGGTCAATCCAAACGCAACGGTCGCTGTCATCGGACAGATCGGCAAGTCATGGAACAAGACGGAGGCGGCGATGTCGCAGCCCGTCGATGTCGGCATTCAGTTGAACGAATCCGATGTGAAGGACATCGAGAAGACGCTTCAAGGTCTTCGCGACAAGGCTAGGGAACTGACGCTTGGCGAGAGCGAAGCCGTGCTGCAAGGGCTCCGCGACAAGGGCGCGACACAGTCGCAGATCGATGAGGCTGCATCGCTGCAGAAGATCATCGCCGCACGCGAGATGGAGAAGAGCATCGCAGAGAAGGAACTTGAACTCCGCAAGCAGATCGCGCAGGAGACAATGTCTGCGGCGCAGTACGCATACGAACTGGCTCGCCATGAGGGCGCTACTGCGGATCAGGCCTCGCGAGTCGCATCGCTTACGGAGCAACTCGAACTGGTGCAGGCGCAGAAGCAGGCGCACGAAGAGAACATGGCGACGATGACCGAACTCGCAGCGAAGGTTTGGGACATCGGCAAGAGCGAGCAGGACATCCTTGCTGCGAAACTCGCATCCAATGGCGCATCGCAGCAGATGATCGATGAGGCTCTGCGGCTGCAGGCGATCCTAGACCAAGCCGACACGGACAAGTCCGTTGCCGACCACTTCGCGAAGTTGAACGATCGACTGCTTGAGGCGCAGGACAACGAGCGCGCGCTGATGGAGCAGCAGTTGC